AAGGTTCCTTCAAGTAGAAATGTATTTTGTATTGATAATGATACACCTATGCACAAAGTTGGGTTAAATCATAACGAAGAGATGAAGTTTGATAAGCATGTATCAGACATAGAAAAAATGTGTATGAAATGTGGTGATTTTTTAGATGAGTTGGTTACAAATACAGGTAAAACAGGTGATGAAAAATGGCATGTAGCATCATATCTGAAACCATTTTTTAATGCTGAGATAAAAGCAGCACGTACTATTAGTAATGCCGATACAGCATTTGAAAATCTTTATAATTTTTACTATGATAAGACCACAGTGATGCTTGATAAGATTAAAACAGCATCAACTAAGGCACAGAAGAGTAAGTTGGTACATAATAGTCAGAATTATTTGAGAGATAATGTATATAAATTTAAGTCAATGCTTAATCTCTACAAAGAATTACAAACAGTTAAACAAATGGTTATTGATAAACTAGATCATTTAGAAACTTTTAAAACATTTGCTCAAACTGACAAGGGATATAAAGTTACAGGACCTGAAGGGTATGTACTACATAGAAATGGTGACATGATTAAGTTTGTTAACCGTTTAGAGTTCTCTTACATTAACTTTACTTTGGCAAAACAATGGCGTTAAAGGGTAGAAGATGCTATTTTACATTTGGTAGGTTCCAACCACCTACTTCTGGACACAAAGACAACTTTGCTGGTGTAAAGAGAGCAGCTGGTGCTGATGATTATCGTATATACATTTCCCAAAGTCATGATGCTAAGGGTACTAATCCTCTATCACCAGATAGAAAATTGTTTTGGATAACTAAAATGTTTCCAGAACACAAAGGTAAGTTTTATAGTGGTCCTAGAGAACCAGTTGCTATCATGCAAGATTTAATGATGGGAGGATATGATGAAGCGGTGTTTATGGTAGGATCTGATAGGGTTGCTGCGATGCAATGGTTACATAAATACAATGGCAATGATAAAGATTTTTCATTTCGTGTTTTAGAAATAGTATCTTCTGGTAGTAGAGATGCAGATGGTGATACCTTTGCAGTATCTGGTACTAAGATGAGAAGAGCAGCATTTGCTGGTGACTTCAAAGCATTTCGTGCAGGTATACCAAAAACACTGAATGATAAAGACTGCTACGCTATGATGGTAGAAATTGCATCAAATTTACCAGCAAATTTTAAATGAAAACATTTCAAGATTTCCAAGAATCTGCTTGGCAACGTAAAGAAGGTAAGAATAAATCTGGTGGACTCAATGAAAAGGGTCGTAAATCTTACGAACGTGAGAATCCTGGTAGTGATTTGAAACGACCACAACCAGAAGGTGGTCCTAGAAAAAGATCTTTCTGTGCTCGTATGGGTGGGGTCAAAGGACCTATGAAAGATGAGAAAGGAAGACCAACCCGTAAGGCACTAGCACTACGGAAGTGGAAATGCTAAATGAAAAATTTTAGAAAACTACGTGAACAGGCACTCAGACAACAGTATCGTAAGAAAGAAGTATTTGTTGAGGGTGACTATATTATGAATGCCATCACAGGTCAAAAAGGTAGGATCCACAGAGCAGGTGTTAACTATGTTATCTGTGTTACCGAAGGTGGCGAAATGTTTCGTGCATGGGTAAAGGATATTAGAGATATAAATAGATCCTAGAAGACTGTCTATAAGTATAAAATGGATAAACAGAGAGCCGTTAATACTGTCACCGCAAATGACGAGTATTCAAAACAATTGATGAAAATGTATGAGAACTGGATGGGTGGCGAATGCTTCCAAGGTTCTAACATTAACGAGGAAGAGATTCCTACGGGACAGAAGCAAGGTGGTGGAACTGGTGCAGCATTTAAGTCTGCTATCGGTGAGTTACCTGCTATAGAATATGATAAATCTACTACCATTCCTACTGGAAAGGTTGTAAATACTGACGATGGTAGTCAAAAAGATCCTAAATCAAATGCAAATCCTGGTGAACCCCCTGTTGCTCTCAAGGGTACAATGACAATTGGACAAGGATCTATGTCAACTGGTCAACCACAATCACATGGTGCTCAGTTAAAGAACATGACTTTGGTTTCTAAGGAACAAGTTGAAATTGATGGCGAAATGTACGTCATTGAGAAGGCAAAAGGTCTTGATGGTAAGGCATGTTGGAAAGGATACAAACTTGCAGGTACTAAAAAGAAAGGTGGAAAGACTGTTGACAACTGTGTTAAAGCAGGTTTTGAACCAGAAGGTGAGCAGTTAGAAGAAAAGAAAGCAAAGAAAGATTATGATGGTGATGGTAAGATAGAATCAGGAAAGGATGAGTACTTCGGATCCAGAGACAAGGCTATCAAGAAAGCGATGGCTAAGAAAGGAATGAAGAAGGAAGAGATTGAGAATCTATTTGCTGAAATAGAAGAGCATCATGAAAAAGATAAGGATGGTAATACAATACCTCATAAAGAGGAAGTGAAAACTGAAGAATGGAAGTCAAATGCTAAGAAGATGACTTCTAAGATTATGTCATACTATGGAAAGAAGAGAGATTCGTGAACATCTAAAGAAACTCAAACAAATTAAGCGTGATTTAAAAAGAGATCCTAAAGGAACTCCTTTAAGAAAAAAAGATAGAATCAAACATGAAAAACCTTAAGCAATTTAGAGAAGATTCTGGCTACGCTGCTAAGATCAAAGCTAAAAAAGAACTAAAATTGAAGAAGGGTACTACATTAAAGATAATGCCACAAGTCCCTGAGAAACCTGATAAAGCATTGGGTGTTAAGGAAGGCAAGGAATCTTGTAGTGAAGGTAACTACTATTGTTTTGATGAGAAAAAGTGCAAACCTATACCAAAAGGTACGAAGGTAGGTAAGGATGGTATGCTTGTCAAAGAAGGAAAGCGTGGACTTTGGGACAACATTCATGCTAAGAGAAAGAGAGGAGAGAAACCTGCAAAGAAAGGTGATAAGGATTATCCAAAAACATTAAAGGTAGAAGGTTCATTAGCACAAGCAAAAAGAAATATCGGTAGAGACCCTAAGAAGAAGACATGTTGGAAGGGTTACAGAGCTCAAGGAACTAAGATGAAAGGTGGTAAATCTGTACCAAATTGTGTACCAGCATAAACTGGTATAAATATAACACTATATAATATAACAATATTGTTTTAATTATGACTAAATTTTTACTCCCATTCGCCATCAAAATCATTGATGCAGCAGTAGACAAGATCCCAGAAGATCTAGAAGATAAACTCAAGGAGTTTGTTATTGGATTACTTAAGAAGGCAGCTGCCAAATCAGGTAACAAAGTAGATGATCAACTAGTCGCAGCACTAGAGAAAGCACTACTTGAATAAATATAGTATAGACAAATTTTAATAACGGAGCATCTCAATGTCACTTTATGGTAAGGACGACAGTAATGCCAATAAAACCAAAGCTGGTATTGGTGTTGCTGCGAGTTCACAAACAAAAACTATCGTCTATATTGACGAAACAGAAGCAGCACTAGCACAGAATAAGAATCGTGGATTGAATGCTCCTGGTTGGTGGTCATACTTCACTTATAACGATAGTGCAGGTAACCCACGTCACAAGGCAGAGCAATTAATCTTCATCGCTAATGGTGAAGCAAACTCTGGTGAGACACAGGCAGATGATACACTTGCAGGTGACTTCTTATCCACAGTTACTACAAGTAATCCTTCTAACGCATCTGTTGCTGCAACCAACACTGCTCAATTCTCAGTTACTGCTGTGCCAACAGGTAAGGCATCTGCATTTGATGGTGCTGCTAACGCTGGTGCTACAGCAGGTAGAACCGCTAATACATACGCTATCACTGCTACAGGTGGAACAGGATCAGGTGCAACATTCTCTGTTGTTGTCGCTGCTAATGGATCTGCAAATATCACTATGACCAATGGTGGTGGTGGATACACAGACAACGATACAATTACACTAAGTAGAACTGGTACATATGGTGGTGCTTCAGACATTACAGTTAATGTAAATGGCGTAGGTGCTACAGCAACATTCCAGTGGCAAGTAAGTACAGATGGTACTAACTATGCTAATGTTTCAACAGGTTCTGGTGGAACAACTGCAACATATACCACAGCAGCAACAGCAGCTGGTGATAATGGTAACAAGTACAGATGTGTGGTTGGAACATCACAAGGTGCAACACCCGTAACATCTAACGCTGCAACCCTAACCGTTACTTAATATGTAAATGAAGTTTGATGAATTGACTCCAGATAACTGGACTATCTTTGCTATTAAAAATTATAATAATCCTCAGTCAGTTACATACGCTGACTTTGAGGAGGATATAAAAAAATTCAAATACATTAA